CATTATTTCTCCAGACTATAATGCTTCTTGGTACCTAGCTTGTTCTTCAGGTCCTAGTTTACTCATGATTGTCGCTTGAATATAATCAACAATCATTTGTTTAGCTTTATCCTGTATTTCGCTAGTAGCTATATCACTAGTATGTACTACTCTGAAGTTAAATGGTCTTTTAGTTTCTTCTCCTAAAAGTAAATCAATCTTTGGCTTTATTATATTATAGTCTTGAGCCATAGCTGGAAATCCATCCTATTGTTTGAATGGATTAGTAACATACTTAAGATCTTTTTCACTATATATACTATTGTATAGATCATAGTAAGTCTACATTTCCTCTTTACGGCTTCTATTGTTACCATCTCTAGAACTACCTTGACTATGCCCAGCTATGTAATCTACACAGGCTTCTTTCCAGTCTTGAGTCTTCTTAGACATAGGTAGTCTCTATAAGGGAAATTGATTAATATTTCTCATAATTAAAACATATATGCTTCTATATTATCAGCCATTTCGTCGTCACGAAACCACTGTTGAGTGAATATAGGGCCATCAAATAGTACCCTATTTCTATTCTCTTTTTTTACTTCTTTTACTTTAACATTATAGAGCTATTCTCTATATATCATTACCTGTGTCAACGCCATTACTCTATCCACGTTGACTACATCATTAGCAGCTATAAGCTCTTCTAATAGCGGTTCTGACATAATGTTGTATACATTTTTCTTTCCATCAGCATTAATATCATTAAGCCAGTCTTTTATAAGACCCCAACCCCACTATTTGATCTGTTTATTCATATGACAACCTTTTTTTCTATTTACTTTAGAATTACTAACAATGTCATTAATAATATCAGGTTGGTCAGCTAGTAAGTAATCACAATGCTTATTAGTAAAGTAAACAAATATACCTTTATTTTGATTTTCATACATTGCTCTAGCATTGTAATATAACAATAATTTTCTTACATTTTCATAAAACTCTTCTGCTGATTTAGGTCTACCAGTATACTCAGCTACTATAATATCTGAATATTGTTCTATAGATTGAACACGCTTATATATAAAGCAGGAACCTAGAGACGTAGTACTTGATTCATCATAGTCATAACTATCGACACCCGCAATGTATAATCCAGGACTAGCATCTTTATTAGGATGCTCCCATATCACTATAGATCCAGTTGGATCATCTCCTATTAGAGCTCCTGTAGTTTCATCTCTTTTAGTTCTTAAAGGATAGTGAGTTATGTCTCCAGTCTTCTTAATTACCCATTTAATGGTACCATCAGGTTGCTATACTAGATCTCCTACCTATTTATGATTCTATAGTTTCTTATTAGTTCTAAGTAAAGATAGCTATTCCTATAATTCTTTTTTAGGAAATATATTACCATTAAATTCTAGCATAGCCTCAGCAGGAGTAATAGGTCTCTCTGCTACATATCGGTCTACTGCTGCATTACTAGTAGCATTAGATATTACTATCTATCTTTCGGCTAATATATGTTCTAAAGACTTTTTTCTAAACGTATTACCATCCTCATCCATGTATATACGTTTACCTTCTTTATCACGTATATCAAGGTTAGTATATTGAGGTACAAAGAATCCACATTTATTAGTAGTAGCTGTTTCATCCCATATGTTATCAAATCCTAAACAGTTATAACCATCGGGATTATAGAACATATCCTTCATAGTTTCAAATGCAGAACCTTCGTCACCACCTGTTCCCCATACGATCATAGTACCAAATGCTATACCATCTACTTCTACTGATGGTCTTGCAATTTGCCATGCTGCTCCTAATTCTGAGAAAGAACCACCCTCTTCAAACAAAATAAGATTAGCTTTTTTACCACGAACTACATCCGGATTATCTTTCAAAGTAACACCAATAATCTCTGATTTGTAACCCATTTCTATTACATTTCCATAGTCATCCTTAGTATAGAACCCCGCACGTCTACGCATCTAAGTATTAACAGATCTCTTCTTACCCCAAGCTGTATTTTTATCTATAAAGTCCATATAATCCCATGCTTTAGTAAGAATACCATCATCAGTCAAATACTACTTATTTGATGCATATATAAATGTTTTACTATTAGGAATTAAGTAATAGTTTCGGCAAGCCATAGCTCCCCCTTTATAAGAGAATCCCTTTCTACGTGACTTTAATAAGCACAGATGTTTACCTAC